AATATAAATACCATAATCATACGTTTGGAATGCATTGCCAACAATGCGCAGCGCGCCGAGTCCAGATGTGTATGATAGCGCACTTGCCCCATTGGGTGCTGCCACAGCAGTGTTGAAGGTGTTACCCATAATCACGGCTTCGCCCCCAGCACCAGCATTCGAATTCTGCAACAAGACACCGTATGAACTGCACGAAAGGATGTAGTTCGACCTAATCGTTGGGATCACATCGCTTGCACACCAAACACCAATGTTGAGGCGAATAGTGGAACTGGCACCAAAGATTCGGCAGTTATCAACCAAGTCGCGCCCCTGAAGCGGTCCCGCGAGATAAATAGCAGCGGTATTCGCAGCTTTGTCGACACTTGTCGTGATTCCGATATCCTGTACGATAAGGACGCCATTTGTCTTTGATAGACCATGTCCGGCTACTCCAGTCATGATAATCAAACTGGTTGTATCACCATTCCCGAACACCTTTTTCGTCAATCCACCATTATATACCCATTCCTGGCTCGTTTTAAATATTCGATCAATATAAAGGGGGAAATCTGTTGCCATAGCCGCCCGACCCGGAGCAGCATCGTCGGCAATACCGTCACCAGCAGCCCCCCACATCAGCGGGGTTACATAAGTTCCGACAATGCGAACCCATGCCCCAGATGTCGCAATGACTGAATCTGCTTTGATATAAAGTCCTTCCAGAGGGTCACCGGTTATCTTTGTCGAGTAATTGCCTGATAGCCACGCAAAAAACCCATATCGCCCACCTTCGGCAAGATACGCAGTCATTCCGACTTCTGGTATCAGTGCCTTCAATGCTACGCGATTGATTACATATCTGACTACAGAGAGGTTGAGCGCGCCCTGCGCCTTCTGGGCGTCCGTAAGGGACTGAGATGCATACGAAACTGTCGTCAAATACGATTGTATCTGCGCAATTGTGTTCATGCCAAGGACGGCCAAGCCAGCCGTGCCTCCGGATGCAGTATCTATCGATGCAGCAGTATTTTTATCCCAAATTGTATTTCCAAGGGCGTCCTTAAGAATTTGACGATATGAGCCCGACCCATAAATGATAGCTTGCCCGCTGCTATCCAGAACCACAGGGTTCGTGTTCAGAATCGTACCTTCGGCATCCTGCCAAGTATCCTTGGGCGTAGTTGTTCCGGGCACGTAAAAGGTCACAGTTCCTCCGGCCAATGGAAAACCATTGAGATCGACAAAAGACTGTTTCGCATTGGGAAGCAGAGAAGCGGACATTTAGCCAATCCATGGACATGAAAAGACGATCCACAGGGCTGGGCCAAGCAGAGTCTTTTGCGGCGTTCGGTTTCAATTGTTGGGGGCAGCAAACAGGTCGACTCAAAGGCGTGTCGACATTTGCTTTTATTGCGGTAGTGTCTGACTGAGTTATCGGAGAGATTGCGAATGCGGTACGCAGTTATTATCGCCACGACATTGTTGATGTCTGGTTGTCATTCGAGTGACCGTTCAATGGCTGAACTAGATGGGCAGCAAGACAAACAGTGCCAATCGTGGGGTGCAAAACCCGGATCGAGCGATTATATACGTTGCCGTGAGACACTCGCCGGACAACGGAGGCAATCAGCGGCTGCTTTGTTGGCGAACCAACATGCACAACCGTTAAAAGCCTATGTTATCCCGACGAATAGAGTGGTAAATTGCCGATCCTCCGCCATCGGAAGCGGTATAAACACGACATGCCAGTAAGGGCTATCAATTGATCATTGAACATTCGCAGTACGAAGACACACGGTTTAAGGCCTATCATCGCGCTCAATATTCCGAGGCGATCAGAAGTCGTAAGTGGCGAATGTTCCAGATTGTCTTCGTGCTGTTATTGCTGGCTGGAAACGTTCATTTTGACTGGCAAGCAAATGGAATGGCATTGGGCATTGTCGGCTCAATAGGAGCCATTTACCTTTCTGCCATTCTCATTGCTTTGCGCGGTTATTTTGGAACTGTCCTATCGAAGGTGCGGAAAGCCCCGCAGAACCTCCCGTCAGCAGATTAGATTGCATGGACTTCACGCCAGACATCAATTTATTGAACTTCGTTGGTGCCACGGCGTTTTGAAACATTGCGCCGTCTCCGCTGATCGCATCAGCCATAAGCCTATTTCGAACCAAGTCGCGGATTTGCAGACCCTTTTGAGCGCCCTTTCCGGCCATTGACAATCCAACACCAACAGCAGCACCCGGCAGACCACCAACTTGAAAGCCGCCTAGACCCGCTATTGGCGTTGTCAGACGAATACCAGGTGTGACCTGTGTAACCGATGTCAGGTTATTTACGGCCTGACGTGGTGCAGTCTGTGACCCAGCGAATAGCTTTGCGTTCGTTTGGGCGATACGCTGCTCATCTGCAAGTGTCTGTGCGAGCTTGTCGGTTTCTGCTTTGCCGAGAAGGATTTCGAGGCGATCACGGTTGAAACCAACATCAGGAACCGCAGTACCCTTGGCCGAAGCCGAACGCACCGAATTGATCTGATTGTCTATCGCAACTCGTGCGCCGACTTTAGCCGCATCAACATCAGCCTGTGGTGCACTGGCCATCCAAGAACGCCAGAATTCAGGGCGATTCTCCAATGCAGCATCGCTTGAAGTACCGTTACTAAGTATCTGGCGACCCTTATCAAACGAGTCCTGAATACTCATATCATCGGCGTATTGCTGTTGAGCGGGCTTGTATTTGCCGCCGCTCGCCTCATCGATAGCGCCGACGATCTTTCCGCGCACATCACGCAGTGCAGCCGCAACAAGCTTGTCCTGACCAGATGAACTCTTTGCCAGCGTATCGGCATCAATACGCAACTGAGACTGTATCTGATGCAAACGTTGTGGATCAGTCAGCATCTCATCGCCGGTTCCAAGCTGCGCGCGAACCTTGGCCAACGCCTGCTCAACTGGGCCTACTGGGATATTGCTTCCCTGACTGAGCGACGCCTGAACACCGGGCGCTAAAGTGCTGTCGATGCTTTCCAGAACCGGTGTGAGATTCACTGGCTTTGCATTGTTGAGAGCTTCGCCAAATCCGGCTGCAGCATTGGTGCGCGCAGTTGTCTTGAGCCCGGTCAGATATGCCTGAACATCAGGAGTTGCGCCGAGTGCATCATCAAATGCCCCGGAAACAGCATCCTTTGCCCCGGCCATCCGGTTTTCAACAACTGAGTTCAGGGTGGCCCGAGGTGCCCCACCCTGATTTGCAAGGTTCATTGCCATCTGCTGGAGGTTTGGATCAAGGTCCATCGGGGTCAGACGGGGATTACGCGCCATTTCAGCCGCGATTTGATCCGTGGTCATCGTCCCGGATGAAACAGCTTCATTCAGATTGCGCGCGGCTGCCCCTGTGGGGGTCATGGAAGCGAGTTTGTTGCCGACAGTCGTAATACCCCGCAAACCGCCCTCGACCGCTGCAGGTGCAAGCAGAGCGCCGCCGAGACGTGCCCATGGTTCGGCTGCCGTGCCTTCTGTGGCCTGTCCAGCGGCTTCACTGGCAAGACCAGGTACGACGCCAAACTTCGTGGCATTCAGCAAAAGATTGCCACCGCCGGTCAATACGGTGCCAGCTACAGCACTCGGAACGAATTCAGCGGCATTGCCGACATATTTACCCGGCGTGGTCTGGGCCTTGTAATCCGTTGCACCATCGGATGCCTTGCCGATATATCCGCGAATGGCCTCACCACTTCCAACACTTGGCGGAATGGCAGAACCTGCAAAGAAACTACCGGGCGCCGGTTCATCTGGCGTGAAGCCGTTGCCCATGAGGAGATTGGCAGTGCCGGTGACACCTTTGTAACCCGCATGTAGTGCTGCGCCGAGCCCATTATTGATGAGATCGCTTACTGTACCCGGCAGACCAATCGTGTCTGCCGCACCACGCGCTAGACCCGACGCACCGGCTTTGATGACATCTTCTGCCACGCCGGGTTGTGCTGGCGCACTTTCGGGAGCCTTGGCAAGAGTTTCAGCGGGAGCCGCATCAGTCTTGTCGAGGCCCCACGCTTTGATTACGTCCGTGGTGGGAGCTTGTGTGGATGCTGTAGGCTGTTTCGCACTGGTGGCATCAACAGGGGGCGCTACAGGCGCACCGGCAGGGGGCGTGACATCACCAAGGCCCCATGCCTTTATCACATCATCGTGCTTGACAGGTTCTGCAGGTGCTTCCACCGGGATATGATAAGCCTTCTGATCTGGAATCTTCGCAGGTGGTGCCGCATTTCCAAGCAGAGGTGCGAAATGCGGTTTCTCACCGCTGAACGGAGGCGCGACATAAGAGACGGACTGTACCTTATTCGGCTTTGGGAGTGTCCCGTTGGCCATTCCATTGACAGCAGCAACTGCTCCACTCGTCGGGTTTTCGAGGTGTGAAACATAGGCATTGACGAACTTGTTCGAATTCGTGCCCTGCTCGATGCCTCCCGGAAGGCTTGTCCAAACAGGAGAAAGAGCCTTCCCGACTTTCGCGATGACCTTCGGATCACCAGAAGACAACGCTGTTGTCAGATCGCCACCGGTCGCATCCTTATAGGCGTCCTGAGCCAATGCCCATGCGGCCTGATCCTGCGATTTCGGTGAGAAATCCTTAAGCCCGAGCTTCTTGCTGTACTGATCCCATGTGCCTTCAAGAAATTGATACTTGCCTGCGGCACTTGACGTTTTACCTGCGTTTGGCCCGGACTTGATCGGAATACTGACGCGGGGATGATCGGAATAGTCGTCAAATGCCTGTCCACCATACACAACATTATAGTCTTGACCGCTTTCAGGCCCAGCTATCGTGTTGAGCAAAGCCATGCCCTGCGGAGGAATAGACATCTTCATTCGATTATCCACCATTTCCATTGGTAGCAGGAGGTGCGATCAGTCCAAGTTGTGTTGCAGTGTTCAGGGAATTGACGAATTTGGTCTTGTCAGCATCATTAAGGCCAGAGAAATACTTTTGGCGGTCTTTCTGGTCCATCAAATCGAATCCATATGCCACTGGATCCTGCTGAGCATTGAATTCAGTGGACCATTGTCCGTAATCTGCTGGATTTTGACCGGTTGCCGAGAATGCGCGAACCTGTGCGTTCTGCATCCGGCGCAGAGACATGGCTGTTTTCAGAACATCGACAGACGCAGCATTTGAAATTCCCACATTGGGATTTCCAGCAAATGCTGCCGCAAGCTTATCATTCGTTCCGGTATCCCCGGCTGACCGAGCAAACTGTGTCAGATACTTCCGAGCTTCGTCAAAATCCTTGATGCTCTGATCCGGGCTGATAACACCCTGAGAGACAAGGAAACTCTTGACTTCATTGATCTGCTCGGTACCGGGACCTGTTCCCGTTGTGCCGAGCCGCACCAAGGCTTCACGTGCCTTCTGCAACGGTACGATATCGCTCTGGAAGTTGCGTTCACGGGCGGTGTCCGTTGAGAATTGGTCGGCGCTTGCAGATGCAATCTTGGTCTGCGCCTCAATCTGACCCGCCTGTGGGCTTGCGACCACTCCGCCTCCCGGTGGAGCCTGTGGAGGCTGAACGCTTGCTGGCGCGCCTCCCTGTGGTTGCGAAGGAATAAGCCGGTTCTCTTGTCCAGTGGGCGCCGTAGCCGGAACCGCTGTGAGTGGATTGACACCGGCCTGTTCAAGCACCTGACCTTGGGTCTTGATAATGCGCTCGCCGCGAGGTCCGGTGGTCTCGACTAGTCCGGCACGCTGTCCGGGAGTAACTGTATTATCGATAGGCGCCGCAATCGGGCGAATACCCGTGATTGGGCTCACCGTAACCGGCAACTGCTGGCTTCCATTATCGATCGTGGACGGGGTTCCATAAATCTTGGCAAACTGGCTCTGTCCGTCTTGAACCCGAACATTGAGGTTCTGCAGGTATTGCGGAAGCTGCGCTGGATCGGATGGCATGTTCTCGATTTCGACTTTGGCGATATCAGGCGTAATCCAACCCTGCTTTACAGCCTGATCAGTTGCTTGTGTCAGGATATCGTGGCCCTGCGGTGTGGCAATACGCGGGTCTTGAGCCAATGATCCAAGAAACTGCGATAGACGGCCATATTGCTGATGGGCTAGGTCAATTTTCGCCTGATCAAGCCCAACCTGCCCGGATTGTTGTTGCAACTGCAAAAGCTTGTTTGTTTCGCGAGCATTCTTGAGGGCTTGAACCTGACCAAGCGTCTCGATCAATGAATTCGGATTTGCCTTCGGATAGATTGAAGTATCAACGGTTCCATCAGCCATGTCGAAATCTCCTTAGCCGTAAAGGCCTTTATAGGTCATGTAGCCGTTGATGCCGTTGGTGAGGGAATTGGCTACACCGGTATACCCGGCTGCGGTAGCATTCGCGCCTTGGATGGTATTGTTGCCAACATTGGCCGCCGTTTGAATTGCTCCATTACCGATATTTGCACCGGTCTGAGTTCCGTATGCGCCCGTCTGGGCAGCGGCGCTCTCGCCGAGCGTTGAAACACCCATGAGGCGATTATAAGCGTTGGTCTGATTGGTCACAGCATTGTTAAATTGATTCTGATATGTCGAATCTGCTAGCCCAGTTGCATAGGCAGCAGCTCCCTTTAGAGCCGCCCCGGAAGTTCCAAGACCACGAGCTGCGGCGCTATTTTGAACAGACTTCAGGCCTTGAGTGAGATTGAACTGATAACCCGGAGTTTGCTCTAAAGTCGACTGGTCCATGATAATCGGTGACGTCAAGTTTGTCAGGCGATTGGACAATTGTGTTGTGGCAGCTTGACCTGCTTCGTTATACGGAAGCAAATCTTTGCGGGTGGTATCGTACATTTCTTTCTGAATGTCAGCGGCATATTTCTGGGCGTCCTGTTGTCCCTTGGATGCTTTGCTCGTTGCCTTTGACTGAGCCGCAGAGCCCGCAACTGATGCGCCGGCACCAACCACAGCGGACCCAATGATAGCGGTTGCGATATGGCAAACCATGGAATGCAGCCCAAAGGGCACGTCATCCCCAAAGAACACTCGTTTCATTGGTCTTTCTCCAAGAATTGCCAGAATATCACTTCAGTTTCGACAAACCCGATTGCCTCAAGTAATGGTCGCACATATTTCGCGTGGCGGGATTTCATCCCAACCTGCGCCAATTGGATGCCGCGGCGCCTACATTCTTTCACCCATGCGGTGAACAGCAGCTTGCCGCCTTCGAGGCCGCGCTTGTCCGGGAACACAAAGAAGATATCGCCTGTTGCGGTTAGGCACGACTGATAATGCATACCCGGCGCAACAAATGAAACGAGGTAGCCAACTAGCCGCCCCTCAAATCGAAGCGTGATGTAAAGCACCTGCCCTGCTGACGCGCGGGCCAGATATAGTCCATATTGAGGATCAAGCGGGATTCCAGCCAACTTATGCTCTGCAAGCTCATCATAATGTGCTGGCAATAGAGGCTTTGCTTCTTCCAGCGTTTCGGATGTAAGTTCCTCAACCTGCGCCGTGAGCATTACACACACCTCAAATCAACAATCATCACAATCCGATCATCAGCGCTGTTGTTGACGACGCTATGAGTGACAGAATTGTCGATGTGCCAAACATCGCCAGAACGGAAATTGACAGTCTCATCACCGATATTAAAGAGCGCGCCAGGTAGAGATTGCAGCGCGATTTGATAGCGTTCGAAGTAAGTAGCAGGAGCGCCACCATCGACATGTGGAGTGATTTCCTTACCGGGTGGCAAACGCGTAATGATCACTCGGCCAAGTCGCGTGGCCTCTACAGTACGCATCAGATCAAAGATTATTGATCTGATTTGCGGCAATTTATCCCAAGCTGGATATGGTATTGCCTCGCGATCGTCAGTGATCGTTGTCGGATCACCTGTGCGAACATATTCATCCAAGTCATTGAAACGCAAAAGAATATCGCTGACTTGAGAGTGAGCAGTGCCGGGATGCGTTGTTCTGATCGGATTGGCATCCCATAGTTCTGGTTGCCGTTGCAGTGCGTTCATGAGCGGAGTGACATTCAGACCGGATGCCAATAGCTGAAAATACTTCATACCGAGAACCCGCTGCCAACTGAAGTAATTGTTGCTGCTGCACTTGCTAGTGCTTGGATTGTATCCCCACCGCTCAATACAAGCGATGATAACTCTGATGCCACATAGGCTTCGCCCGGCTGAATCGTGTAGGCCGATATCACCATTGTTGCGGCGCTGACTGAACCACCTGAACGAACAACATGAACCGTGATCGTTCGAGGTGTGGATGCATCTGTATTCGTGAACACGGCGCGGTTGATGACGGATTTCCCGGCAGTAGGTGCCGTGAACAGTGTACTTGCGGAAACTGTTAGCTGGACGGGCCCCCAGCCAACAATTGGAGTAACAGTAGCCATAGGGTTGATCCTTACATGGGTACGAAAGTCATTGTTGGCGCGGTCGCATAGTTCACGCCAATGATATCTTTCTTTCGAACTGGGATGATGCCTTGTGTGAAACCTACGGCCAAACCTGCCGATGGATCACGAAAGTAAAAGAGTTGAACCGTTGTGCCTCCGGTAGAGATCACAAACCCAGTTGAAGGAGCCGTATAGAAGAACGGTGACGCTCCAACAGTTATCGTTTTCGTTTTATAGGAGCGCGCGATGTCTCCTGTCGCCATGTCGCTGAATGCACGACTGAGAAGATACGCGTCTTTGACAGCCTTATTTACAACCGGAGATGATTGTTCGGGCGATATTATGACTGACGCTGTGGTGCGATCCGCTCGCGCCATATCCGCACCCGATGATGACAGGATGCCAATAAGGGACCGATCATCTGAGTGAGATAATGATGCAGAATCATCACTGCCCGACGAGAGCAGTACATTCTGAATCGTTGTATCACCAGGCGTCTCCGGAATAGACCCGCCTGTCCGATTATATAGGCTTTGCAGAAACTGCAGCCACGGCGATGTAATGTTGCCATTCTGATCGACCACGGGCATTGATGTAGAAGGAAACGCTGCGGGGAGGCTCATGACCCGGCACTCGTCAAATCAAGCCAAGCACCGTTCAATGCGGTCTTGTATGGCGCTGACCATGAAAGTTCGTAAACACGATCGCGCGCAACACCAAGTCGCTGAAACTGAATGGAGGTGAGATAATCACCTGCCGAACCTAATGTCTGCTGGATCGCGTTGCCCCATGATGCGCCTCGCGTATCGCTCCAGCGCAATGAAACCATCGGTTCCGCAGGAAGCATTGTTCCCGGCGCGGTACCAACTTCCATGTCGGCAATGAATTGTCGGTGGAGCAGACGCCTCCCCTCTTTCTCGATATGCGGAAATGATCGTAGGAATACGATAGACTTGCCATTGTCCTGGTAGATATTTGTATCGAGAGCATGAATGGTCCCTGTTTCCCAATCACCAATTACATTGGTGCCGTAGGCAAAAGCCGCACAGTTGGCCCTATGGCGCTTCTGAATGCCATTGTCATCAGTCCAACCCTCTTCGTGCCATAGACCACTGGCAACGTCGTACACCCAAGTGCGCTGCGCTGTCGGGAAAGTCAGTTGATAAAACGTATGGCCTTCAAACTGATAGGTAAAACCAATCGCATCATTAACGACGGCATATGATTGAAACTCACGTTCGATCGCGTGTGTAGAGATGCGCAACGCTTTGTAGCCGTTGCCCTCAATAACCAGAAGATCGCCTTGCTGATCCTGAGAGAGCCAGTAGACCGATAGGTCCTGCTTGGCGACAGAATATTTCGCACAACAACCATGCTCAATGTAGACGCCCGAAATGGGTCCGAATGTAAAATCGGCAGCGCCGGTATTGTACCATACCTCAGTCGATAGCTGCCCGATGAGCCATACTTCTCGATGAACCACCTGTACGGCGACGATATTGTCCGCGCTGCCCGCCTTACTGGCGAAGTCTAGAGCATCGAACGTCGTGGCATTTGAACCGGAAATATACATAACCGGACTGTTTGGCTTATTGAGAACAAAGTAGGTGTCGACATACTGGACATAGTCCGCGCCATAGAACCCCTCGGCTACAATCTGGCCAAACGTATTTGTGGCCAGATTGATCGTATAACCGTAGAGAGTGCCGTCCACGAGCACGATATCGACCCCGTTGTCAGCCATAGATACGGGGGTATTCAATGAGACTGCAAGAGCCCCGAGGAACGTTATGCCCCACGTTGACGATATCAAGTATACCGCGCGACCAGAAACACCGTACAAATTGCCGTTGCTGGCGCGATAAAGTGTTCTTAGGGCCGAAAGGCTTCCTGTATCAGCCAGAAGGCGAATACCCGGACGCGGATAATAGGTGAATGGGACTGGCGCATCCTTCGGATTGATCTCAGGATAGAGATTGAGGCAACGCTGCGCCGACGCAATGATGCTCTTGGCAACATACGCGCCTCCAGTCAGGGGAATACGCATGCTTAGCCACCCTGATCTGAAAAAATGTTGTAACGGCTTCCAGCAGACCCAGCAGTCAAGTCAGACGGCATCCGCAGGTTTGGAATCTGGGCATTCGAGTTTTTGATTGTGTTCAATGCAACCTTGGCCAGTGCAATTAATTGCTGGTCCGGCGGCAGCTGATAGGCAATGCGAATGCGGATCGTGAGGTTGAGCCGCAGTGCTTCTTCATACTCGGGTGGTAGCAAAATCGCTGTATCGAGCGTCGGGAAACTCTGAAGCGAAGATTTCAGCGACAGATGGATTTCGTACAGGTTCGACGGAACAGGCCAGATGAACACATTTCCCAATGGAAAGCCTGAATCGTAGAACAGGCATTGGGGAAACGAGTTCATGGCTTTCAGAGCGATCCGGTTATAATCCTCACGCGAATGGAGAATGTGAAGTTGATAGTCCACTTGATTGCCCGGAGCCCCTGCTGTCTGGCGAAAGAATGCAGCTTCGATCTGATCGGGGCGAGTGGTTGAGATGTCGCCACCATTCCCAATGCTGTACGAAAGAGCACCAGTTGCCGGAAAAACCTGATCGATAAGATGATAGACCAGCCAGCGTCGACGTGACCACTGAGCCATCATCGCATTGAGACGGATTAGAGAGTCGTTTGCATCTTCGGATGAAGCGGTCTGCCCGACACCGACAACACCGGCGTCCTTCAATGAAGCGGTGATAAGTTCACGAGCAGTTGTCATCGGAGCAGACCTTTGGTGATTGGTAGGAGGCTATTCTTCGTCGGTATCGATCGGTGTTTTTGAGCGCTTTCCAAGAGGCACTTTAGGCGCACCAACCTCAACGCCCCATAATTCAAACTGGGCTTCTTCTTCATCGAGATCGGCCACAACCGCATACACGGCGCTATTTGCGGGATTGTAGATGGCCTTTGGATATTCACTGAATTCAGACATCGGTACTGTCCTTTCATTGTTGACAGCGAATGAAAAAGGGGCGCCCGTAAACGCCCCTATTCAACGATTGGATCAGATCTTATCGGCGATAATTGCCAACCATTCTGGACGAATGTAGACGTAGCCGTAGATCACATCGAGGCGTGTCGCGAGCTGGTCGGTGGCAACTACGTAATCCGTGATCATACGCATCGAAATACCGTCATAATTGCGACGAGCGGCCTCATGTACGCCCTTCGGCAGTACGAGGTCGGCTGTTGCCAGTGTGACAGCTTCTGGGGCGTATGCCAGGTTCTTGCGGTAAACTTCGCCTGCGGTATTGACGAGACGAACAGCAGCCGCATTTGCTGGGGATGCATCGACGGTCTGATATTGCACGGCGACACCAGCAGCTGCCGGTATGATCGCCGGATAGACTGGGATCGACGTTGCACCATTGAGGACGTTTGCGGTCACGACGAACTGGCGAAGCTTGCCGGTTGTCTGCTTGGTCACGCGGTTCACAGCAAAGACGCCATCAATAGTGATGATATCGCCCTTGTTGAGTGTGCCGGTGATTGCGTTGACTGTGACAGTCGAGCCGGTCTGGCTGGCACCATTGACAGTACCGGCGGTGAATGTGCCGGTTGTGTGCTTGATGACAGTCTGATCCATGAAGAAGTCAAACCCGAGGGCGTTCTTCATCTGACCGGTGCGATACTGTTCAGAAATGCCCTGTGAAGGGTTGAGCAGCCCGGACAGCGAGTTGACCAGATTGGCTTCAGTCCAAGGGTCCTGAACAACCTTACGGCCCGGAGACATAGGGGCAGAGTTGTCGTTGAGGGTTGCCTGAGCCTGAAGAACAGTCTGCGATGTCGGATTGGTGATCGCACCACCACCGTCAACTGCACTGACGAAGTTGCAGACGCCGCCTTCGACGCCAGACATGACATCAGCAGCAATTGCGCCGGCAAGATTGTTCATCATTGGAAGCAGGACGCGTTCGGAGTAATCATCAATCTTCAGT